CCGAAGGTAGAGCGCAAGCACTTAAGGCGGACTACGACGAGCAGTGGCGTTTGGCCTCAGACGAAGACCGGGAAAAAGCCGCTATTCGGATAGTGCCAAGACAACAGTTTATTGGATAAAAATGGGTAACCGGTTTGCCTCTGGCAAAAACTCAATTGCCACCTGTGACCGGTGCGGGTTTCAGTACAAGCTAAAGAAATTAAAAGGGCTTGTAATTAAAACCAAGCAAGTTAATATTTTAGTGTGTCCGGAATGTTGGGAACCTGACCAGCCACAACTTCAACTGGGTATGTATCCAATTGATGATCCACAGGGGATAAGGAACCCCAGACCTGATACCTCTTATGTTGTATCTGGTTTAAACATCGATGCCAATTCCTCTGGCGGGAGCAGAATATTTCAATGGGGGTGGTATCCTGTTGGGGGGTCAAGAGGCCCGGATGACGACTTAACACCCAATAATTTAAGTTTAAGTATTACGCTAGAATCTGTAGCAATATCAACAACTTAGGAGTAATCATGGAATACAAACAACCCAAACCCGTTCCAGTGCCACATACATCAGGATACCCAAACAATGTACCTAACACACAAACCGTTAAGACTCGTGGTACGGGCGCAGCTACAAAAGGTACAAACTCTTCTAAGAAGCTTGGCTAAATGAACTACGCAACTCTGTTTGAGACAATCAAGGGATATGTAGAAAACGATTTCCCTAGCACACAGTTCTCTGATACCTCGGGGAACAATGCTAGTTTTACGTCAAAAGAACAGATTGATACATTCATTCAACAGGCCGAGCAAAGGATCTATAACTCGGTTCAGTTCCCATCAATTCGTAAAAATGTTACTGGGGCAACAACAACGTCCAATAAGTATTTATCCAGCCCATCTGATTTTCTTGCTGTGTATTCAATGGCTGTGATTGACGGCGACGGAAACTATGAGTACTTGCTGAATAAGGACGTTAACTTTATTCGTGCGGCTTACCCAAGCCCGTCTTCTACAGGTATCCCAAAGTATTACGCTTTGTTTGGTCCAACTACGACCAATGCTACTCCACCGGTCGTTACAAACGAGCTAAGTTTTATTTTAGGGCCGACCCCCGATGCTGCTTACTCTGTTGAGCTTCACTATTATTTTTATCCTGAGTCTATCGTTACTGCATCAACAACTTGGCTTGGAGATAATTTTGATAGCGTCTTGTTGTACGGTTCCCTCTTAGAAGCTTACACCTTTATGAAGGGTGAAACAGATGTTATTGCTGGGTATCAAAAACGCTATGACGAAGCGATGATGTTAGCTAAACGCCTTGGGGATGGCATGGAGCGTCAGGATGCTTACCGATCCGGTCAGTTTAGGATGGACGTTAAATAATGGCATTCACGGGCAACTTCACCTGCAACTCGTTTAAGTCTGGTTTGATTGACGGAGACTTTGATTTTGATACGGACACGTTCAAGATTGCGTTATACACAAACAGTGCAACGCTTAACGCAGAGACTTCTGCATATACAGCAACTGGCGAGGTTTCTGCTTCAGGCTACTCGGCTGGTGGGAATACCCTAACGGTTTCTAAAGGCATCACAGGCGGTACGGCGTTTATTACGTTTGTTGATACAACGTGGTCTTCGGCTTTAACTGCCCGTGGTGCATTGATTTACAAAGATGGCGGGGCGGCTGTTTGTGTTTTAGACTTTGGGTCAGACAAGACCTCTACAGCAACCTTTACTGTGGATTTTCCAGCAGCATCTAGCACGGATGCTTTGATTCGACTTTCTTAAGGAGTTTTTAAAATGCTTGCAAATAAAGCGATCCCTTCTGATAAAGCTGCCGCAAGTGTAGAACTCGGCGGTAATTTTAAATCTGGTGCCAAAGGCGGCGGCGTGTTCCATTTCAAGTGCTTCGATAAAGACGGCAACCTGAAGTGGGAGGAAAAGGCTCATAACCTCGTGGTTAACGAAGGTCTTGCCGACATGAACGACAAGTATTTTAGCGGCTCTGGTTATAGCGCAGCTTGGTATCTTGGCCTTGTTAATAACAGCCCATCGCCTTCGTATGCGGCTGGTGACACTCTGGCCTCTCACGCAGGTTGGTCTGAAACGACGGATTATTCGGGCAATCGAAAGTCTGTGACATTTGGTTCCGCAACCTCGGCAGATCCTTCGGTTATTAATAACTCTGGGTCTCCTGCTCAGTTTTCTATTACTGGCACAGTCACTGTGGCTGGTGCATTTTTAGCATCAGTGGATACGGGAACCTCGGGTATCTTGTTTTCGGTATCCACGTTTCAGTCCCCCGGCGCTCGTTCGGTGGTATCGGGCGACACGTTGAATGTCACCTACGAATTTAGCCTTGATGCTGCTTAAGGAGTAAGAAATGCCGACCACGTTTATTAAAAGCCAAACTGTTCGTGTAAAAACGGTTGTTCCTGAAGGCCCGGTAATGGCTTTGCGTATGACTGAAGACGGTGAATTTTATTATCTGATTCATTGGACGGACGTTAATGGCATTGAACACAGCCGCTGGTTTAAAGAAGAAGACTTAGAAGCCGTTTAATGTGTTTGGATTCACGCCATTTGCCGCAGCCCCATTTTCATCACTTGCTGGCAATTTATTCTTAGTAACGGTCTCTGAATCAGCGACTGCGTCTGATGTTGTTTCATCGTTAGGTTCCTTTATTGCGGAGATTAACGAGTCTGCTACGGGTTCGGATCAGATTACATCAGGCGTTGTTTTTATTGTTTCGGCTACAGAATCGGCAACAGGGTCTGACGAATCCACAGGTTTTATCACTATATCCCGCCTGATTAATGAGCTTGCGGCGGGGTCAGAGCAGACAAGTATTTCTTTAACGGTTGGCGGTCAGATTGACGAGGCGGCTACGGGGTCCGAGCAAACCGAGGCTTCTGGTGTTTTAGCGGGTGAGATTGACGAGAGTGTTGGGGCGGCGGCAGAAGAAGTATCTTCACTTAACGTGTTTCCGGTGCTTATTAATGAGGCTTCGACCGGATCGGATTCAAGTTCTGCCAGTGTAGATTTTGCTGTTTTTGTTGTGGAGGTTTCCAGTGGTTCGGAGTCGGTCTCCAGTCTGGTTGATTTTAGTAATTTAGTACAGGAATCGGCGGCGGGTAGTGATGTTGTTGTATCGTCGGTTGACTTTAGCGCATTAATTCAAGAGCTTGGGGTGGCCTCGGACAGCCTGTTGGCTAGGCTCCTTTGGGAACTCATTAATGACAGTCAATCGGTTACATGGCAAAATATCAACAACTCGGACGGGACAACTTGGACGGTTATAGATACCTCTGAAACGACCAACTGGCAGACGATACAGACCCTAAATTAAGGACCAAAAATGGCGTTCGTAGTCAAAGACAGGGTAAAAGAAACCACCACGACGACAGGTACGGGGACCATTACACTTGCCGGGGCGGTAAGTGGCTTTCAAGCTTTTTCTGTGATTGGTGATGGAAACAACACCTACTACACCATTCAAGATTCGACTGCTGGCACGTTTGAGGTTGGTATTGGAACTTACACCTTATCGGGAACCACACTAAGCCGGGACACCATTTTAGAGTCAAGCAACGCTGGAAGTGCGGTTAACTTTGGTGCTGGCTCAAAAGATGTGTTTGTGACCTACCCCGCCGAGCGGTCTGTTATGGCTGTGGGGGGTGGGGTAACTTCGGATACGGGGGCCGTTTATATTAACAAGACCACGATGGGCCAGAACACTGTGTTAAATACAGGTGAAAATGGTCTGGTGGTTGGCCCGTTAACAATTTCTAGCGGTGTGACTTTTACGGTTTCAAGTGGTCAACGCTACGTTGTTTTGTGAGGATAAAAAATGTCTAGTGTAATCGTCCAAGGAAACGCATCGGGAACCGGTGCAGTCACTGTTGAGTCGCCTAATACAAACTCAACTTACACCGTTAACTTGCCGACGATTGCGTCGTCGCTGGGCTATTTAAACACCCCTGTTAACTCTCAATCAGCGGATTACACGGCAGTTTTAGCGGATTCAGGCAAAACCATTCTTCATGCGATTGCTGATGACAACCCCCGAACATTTACAATCCCGGCAAACTCAAGTGTGGCCTATGATGTTGGCACGGTGCTTACCTTCGTTAACCTGATTAACGATGTCACCATTGCTATTACGACCGACACGATGTATCTCGCCAATGACGGAGCCACGGGTTCACGGACTCTCGCTGTTTATGGTGTAGCTTCGGCTATCAAGGTTGACTCGACAAGTTGGATTATTAGCGGGAACGGCTTGACATGACCGGTATTCTCCAAGCAATTCTGGCTGGCTATGGTGGGGCGGGTGCAACCTTCACAGTCATCCAAACCTTTACCGCTTCTGGTACTTGGACTTGTCCCACAGGTGTGACAGAGGTTGAGTATTTAACTGTTGCTGGTGGTGGCGGTGGTGGATCTCGTTATGGTGGGGGCGGTGGTGCAGGTGGATTTAGAATAGGTACAGGTTTATCGGTAACCGCTGGAACTGATTACACAGTTACTGTTGGATCGGGTGGTAACGGAAATACAAATACCGGCACTCTTAGTTCAGGCTCAAACGGTAATGACTCTGTTTTTAGCACGATTACTTCTACTGGTGGTGGAGGTGGCGGTGGAAACCCAGCGCAAGGCAATAGTGGTGGTTCGGGTGGAGGCGGCGCATTAGGTGGTGTTGGCGGCACAGGTAATACACCAGTAACAAGTCCATCTCAAGGTAATAATGGCGGTAGTGGAGTAGACGCTGGATTTTTTAATGGTGCTGGTGGTGGCGGTGCGGGCGCTGCTGGAGAAAGTCCTGTGGGTGATGCGGGCGATGGTGGCAACGGTACTGCATCAACTATTAGCGGAACTTCTGTAACCTATGCTGGTGGTGGCGGCGGGGGTAGTTTTAATGATGATGGAGGCACGGGCGGTACGGGCGGTGGTGGAGATGGAACAGGGCCGAACGGCCCAGCCGGTTCCGCTGGAACAGTAAACACAGGCGGTGGAGGTGGTGGTGGTAGCGGAGGTGCTGGCGGTTTTAATGGCGGCTCCGGCACAGTCATCCTCAAGTACACAGTACCTTCTCAAACCGTATTTACATTTAAGTCATCTTCCGTCTGGACTGCTCCTACTGGGGTTACGAGCATTGATATTTTGGTTGCTGCTGGCGGTGGTGGAGGGGCTGGTGGTGGTGGAGGGGCTGGTGGTCTATCAATACAGTCGGGAAGATCGGTTACAGAAGGAACAAGCTACACAGTCACAGTAGGTGCTGGAGGTGCGGCAGGGTCAAATAGCGTCTCTGGAACCTCTGGAACAAACTCAGTTTTTGACACAATAACTTCTGATGGTGGTGGTGGCGGTGGGGCAGATAATACTACTCCAGCACCTAGTGGGGGTTCTGGTGGTGGTTCAGGCGCATCATCCGTTGGCAATTTAACTGGTGGAAGCGCAACACAAACAAGCACGGGCGGCTCAACAGGTTATGGTAATAACGGTGGAAGTACACCTAATTCTACAAATCCTTACCCTGCTTCTGGTGGCGGCGGTGCTGGGGCGGTTGGTGGCTCACCAGTCGCAAATGCCTCAACCTCTGCAAACGGTGGGGATGGAATTGCAAGCACAATAACGGGAACATCTGTCTATTATTCTGGTGGTGGAGGCGGTGGCAGATCATCAACTTCTACTGCTGGATCGGGTGGTTTAGGTGGGGGTGGTGATGGCGGTGGCTCAGGAACGACTGGCGAAAATGGAACCGCAAACACAGGCGGTGGTGGTGGTGGGTGTGGTTCACCGGGTGCAGCACCGGGGAGTAATGGCGGCACAGGCGGCTCCGGCATCGTAATCATAAAGATCAACCAATGAAAATTTATACTCTTTTTGGAATAGACACAGCAATGCACTTACTCCGTCCCGGTGCTAAGTGGGAAATCTCTAACACTCAATTCACTCGGTGGGATGACCCTCGACCTTGCCCGACATGGGAGGAGGTTTTGGATACGATGGATAAGATTCAGAGGTTTGAAGACTCCATTAACACCGTCTGGTTGCCTGAACAGATAGAACAGATGACAGGGCAGAAGCAGATGATTGAGGATGCAATCAATGGTGCATAACTTATTTCCCACGCCTGTCGGTATGTATAAGTTAGAGCGTGACTTAACAGACAAAGAATTGTCTTTTATCAAGGGCCAAGAAACACGCCCGAACATGGGCAATGTAACTTCTGTAGACAATGCGATTCTTAGAAACACAGAGATGACCAAGCTGCGGGACTTTCTGGAAACCTCTGTTGCGGATTACTTCAAGACTATCTACAGCCCTAAGCACGATGTAAACCTACGCATTACACAGTCTTGGTGCAACTACACAGAACCGGGCCAATGGCATCACAAACACGCACACCCTAACTCGTTTGTCTCTGGTGTGTTTTATCCACAGGCCAACAGAGAGACAGACAAGATTTACTTTTACCGTGACGGGTTTCAGCAAATCAAGTTCCCACCATCGGAGTGGAATGTTTGGAACTCAGAATCGTGGTGGTTTGAAGTGGGTACAGGTGACCTTGTTTTGTTTCCATCGTCTTTAACTCACATGGTTGAGACTGTAAAGGGTGACCAGACCCGCATTTCCCTTTCGTTTAACACTTTCCCTGTTGGCAACATTGGTGAAGAAGTAAGCCTGACGGGTTTACAAATAGGAGATTTAGATGGCGCATTTCGCTAAACTTGAAAATGGTGTTGTAACCCAAGTGATTGTGGTGGACAACAAGGACTGCGCTGATGCTTCTGGCGTAGAAAAAGAGTACATTGGTGCGGCTTTCTGTGAGCGTTTATTCGGTGGCACATGGAAGCAGACCAGCTACAACGGCAACATTCGCAAGAACTACGCTGGCATTGGTTATACATTTAATGCCGACATTGATGCGTTTGTGCCGCCCAAGCCTTTTAACTCTTGGATTCTTAACGAAGAAACAGCACAATGGGGAGCGCCTGTTGCTATGCCTGATGACGGGCAGATGTACACATGGAACGAAGAAACCGTCTCTTGGGATGCTGTTATTCAACCGGAGTAAATCATGTCTTCTATCGCAGCGGGAACCACACTTACAACGGCGCTTGTATCCACTGGTGATACGACGGGTGAGCTTGTCTTAAAGACAAACGGAACAACGACCGCTGTGACAATAGACACCTCCCAGAACGTAGCAATCGTTGGTAATTTGACTTTTAATAACGGGGCAGATGCTGCTTCAACGGGCAAAGCGATTGCAATGGCAATTGTGTTCGGATAGGAAAAATCATGGCAAATCCTAATATTGTTAACGTAACTGACATTCGTGGAAAAACGGCTGTTGTAGACCTATCAACAACGAACGCTACGCTGGTGGTTGAAAATGTGGCATCAAGTGGGAAGATCTTTAAGATCAACTCAATTATTGTCTCCAACGTGGACGGGACAAATGAGGCAAACGTCACGGTCAGCCTTTACTCTGAAGACAACATTGGCGGCACGGCAACTGAAATTGTAAGCACGGTATCTGTCCCGGCAGACTCTTCACTGGTGGTTATTTCCAAAGACACCTCGATTTATCTGGAAGAAGACAAGTCCATCGGCGCAACAGCCAGTGCGGCAAGTGACCTCAAAGTAGTGTGTAGCTACGAGGAGATTTCGTAATGCCTGTCGGTAACGGTGGAATTATTGGTGTAATAAACAACCCCACTGTTACGGTTGCAAGCGGTGTATGGGGAATGTCTGCTGTTTACTTGGCTGTTAAAGCCGGTACATGGCCCGGTCTTGGTAAGACGGTTATTCAGACATTTACTACATCGGGTACTTGGACTTGTCCTACAGGTGTAACCGAGGTTGAGTATCTCGTCGTTGCTGGTGGTGGCGTAGGTGGCACAGGTAGAGGTGGTGGAGGTGGTGCGGGTGGTTTCCGCACAGGAACAGGTCTAAGCGTAACAGCGGGAACAGACTACACAGTTACTGTTGGTGGTGGTGGTTCAGATTCAATTTTTAGCACTATTACTTCCACAAGCGGGGGTAAGGGTGGCCCAGATGCTGCAACGTCAGGCGGTTCCGGGGGTGGTGCTTATGCAGATCCGGGCAGTCCGTCTACAACAGGCGGCACAGGCAACACTCCGGTAGTAAGCCCCTCTCAAGGTAATAATGGCGGTGACGCTCCCGCTACTAGTCCTAATAATGGCGCAGGTGGCGGTGGCGGGGCTGGTGCCGTAGGGGGTAATGGTGGAGCAACTGCTGGTGGTAATGGCGGTGCTGGAACGGCTTCTACTATTTCTGGCTCATCAGTAACTTATGCTGGCGGTGGAGGAGGCGGCACTTTTGGACCAAGCCCCGGTGGTTCAGGTGGGGCTGGAGGTGGTGGAGCGGGTGGAGATGGTACATCTGGGGGTACGCCGGGTAATCCGGGCGTTGCTGGTGGCGCAAATACAGGGGGAGGTGGTGGTGGATCCGGCGTAGCCAACGGTTTTCCGTATCCCGCTGGAACTGCTGGCGCAGGAGGCTCCGGCATAGTCATTCTTAAATACATTGCTCCTGCCCAAACCATATTCACTTTCAAATCCTCGACCGTCTGGACTGCTCCTACGGGGGTAACTTCTGTTGACTACCTAGTGGTTGCAGGTGGCGGTTCTGGCGGAAGTCAACATGGTGGCGGTGGCGGGGCCGGTGGATTTAGAACTGGTACAGGATTAAGTGTGACCGCTGGAACTAATTACACAGTAACAGTAGGTGCAGGTGGTGCAAGTCCCAACGCTGTTATGGCTGTTGGAAATAACGGCACAGATTCTGTTTTTTCAACAATTACCTCTACTGGTGGGGGCGGTGGAAGCGGTAATAACACCACAACCGCTGGAAGTAATGGTGGATCAGGCGGTGGTGGCGGTGGGTATCCCGGCCCTGCAATATCAGGCGGTTCTGGAAACACGCCAGTAACAAGCCCTTCACAAGGTAATAATGGCGGCAACGGCTCTGGTGGGGCTTTCTCAACTTATGGCGGTGGCGGCGGCGGTGGGGCTGGTGGAGCAGGTTCCAACGGAACAAATGCTGTTGGCGGGGCTGGTGGAAATGGAACGGCCTCATCCATTTCGGGTACCTCTACTACTTATGCTGGTGGGGGTGGAGGTGGAGGTTATCCATCCCCCGGTGGTCCCGGCGGGGCTGGTGGAACAGGTGGTGGTGGGGATGGAATTTTCCCTGCTGTTACTACAGATGCAAACGGTGAGGCTGGGACAGGAGGTGGTGGTGGCGGTGGTTTTACCGATGGCGGCGCTACAAGATACGCTGGCTCAGGCGGCTCAGGAATCGTAATTATCAAGATTAATCAATAAATTGGAGTAAGTCATGGCATCAACCTATTCAGACCGACTACGTTTAGAACTCATTGGTACTGGCGAACAGTCAGGCACTTGGGGTGCTACGACCAACACGAACCTTGGCACCCTACTTGACCAAGCCATTGCGGGTATGGCCTCTATTACGATGACGGATGCCAACTACACCTTAAGTAATTTAAACGGCTCTTCAGACGAAGCCAGACGGATAATTCTCAAGGTTGGGGGGACAAACTCAGCATCTCGGGATGTCATCTGCCCAGCCAAGGAAAAGTTCTACACCGTTTACAACAACACCTCGGGCGGCTTTCCCATCGTTCTTAAGACCTCGGGCGGCACAGGGTTCACAATCCCCAACGGGTATGCTGCAACGGTCTGGTGTGACGCTACCGACTGCTTTTCTGCCAATGACTATAACGGCGTTCCTACGGGGTCAATTACTGACAACGTATCAGGCGAGTTAATTTTTAGTACCGTCAACCCAACAACCTTTGCCGCAACAGAAGTTATGCGGTTTGACACGGACAAAGACATCCTGATTAACACAACGTCGTCTACCTCTGTGAGTGGTGACTGCATGATTCTGCGTGGATCTGCTGATGCGGTAAGCCCAGATACCAATAACAACATTGACATTGGACACGCTGCTGGTCGGGCAGACGGTTCTCTTTATGCTCGTTTTCGATACGACGGCGCAGCTATTGGTCAGATTTCTCAAGTCGGCTTACCCGGAACAAGTGTGAACTACGGCACGACCTCGGACCGGCGAATGAAAAAAGACATTGTGCCAATGGAAAACGGGGTCAGTAGGATTGAGCAACTCAACCCTGTCTACTTTATTTGGAAGTCAAGCAATCTGCCGGGTCAGGGCTTTATTGCTGATGAGCTTCAACAGGTTTTCCCAGACGCAGTAACCGGTCAACCCAATGCGGTGGACAGCCAAGGCAATCCTGTGTATCAAAACGTGGATACGTCCTACATCGTTGCTACGTTGTGCGCTGCAGTTCAGGAATTAAAATCAGAATTGGATTCGGTGAAGGCAGAACTGGAAACCTTGAAATCGGGATAATAAATGGACCCAGTAACCCTTCTTGCAGCAGCCTCGGCGGTATGGAATGGCATCAAGAAAGCCTCCGAGTTTGCTCAAGAGGCCGAAGGTGTTTGGTCACAGTTAAGTAAATACGCAGGGCTTGCCGATCAGCTTGAGCAACACATAACGACTGCCAAGAACAAGCCAGCAAAACCTAAGCTGTTTGGTAAGTTAGATTTTAGTAGCGACACGCAAGAAGCGTTTAATGCGTTTGAGGCCGAGCATAAGTTAATGTCTATGGAGAAGGAGATACGGTTTGAATTTTTATATGGGGCTTTCTGCGACTTAGAAGGCGGTTTTGGCGGCATGGATGGGTACCGTAAGTTCTGCGAGATGCGCCGTAAAATAAGAGCAGACCGTATTCGCATGAAGCAAGAGCAGGAAATGATGCAAAGGAAGTTCTGGGATGATTTGTTTCTTTATGGTGGTGCCTCAGCCGTAGTCGTAGTTGGGTGCCTGGTGCTGTACATGGTGGTTGACTTTATTTTTAGGTACGCAAAATGATTCCATTATCCGCAATTCTTTCAATTGGTGAGAAGGTTCTGGATAAAGTTCTGCCTGACCCAGAGGCCAAGGCCAAAGCAATGGCAGAGCTTGCCAAGATTCAAGCAGAAGGCAGGCTGGCTGAACTTCAGGCAGACAACATTGAG